TACGGCGGTAGCAATACGCTGTTCTTCAGCAGCTTTCTGAGCTTCAGCTTCGGCAGCAGCTTTTTGTTCTGCTTCCATCTTAGCTTGCTCTTCTGCCTTGCGCTCAGCGTCTTTCATTGCCATTGCAGCCGCAGTCTTCTCGACAGCAGCGGCTACGATAGCGTCGATATCAATATCGCTCATAGTTTTCTCCTGTGCTTCGACTTGTGATAAGTCTTTTGGCATTGATTCGTCGGAATGTTTTTCAAACTCAACAGTTACTTTATCTTCGGTCTCCCGAACATTCAGTACATGTTTCTCTTCGGAATCGTTTAATTTGAAAGATTTCTTGAACTCTTCATACTCATTCTCTGAGTCAAAAGATTTCGCAAGAGAAAAGGTTGCAGCCTGGTTAGCAGGAACCGTGACTACCGAAACCTCCAGTAATTCTGCATCCTTGATCTTGTATCCATCGGTTTCCGTCATATACTCCGCGTCCTTGACTCGGAAACCAACAGAAAAAGCTCCAAGAACGCCTTCTTTAATTAATTCACCTACGTGACCAGCAGATTTCGCAATTTTTGCTTTTAACTGCAGACCATTATCATTCGTACCTAGCGAAACTGCTCGGCCAATCGGCTGATTGTAATCGTGATTAAAAAGAATTACAGGATTATTGAGATAGCTGTCAAGCCCGCCTTTCGTCCAGGCCTCTGTCTCAATAACATCTCCAACGCGGTCAGTACTATTTGTACTGGCCATTCCGGTGATATGAAGATCGTCTCCGTCTTCAAACGCCTTAAATGTGGAGCCAATATGAAAAATTTTATTCACTTGATTCTCCTTTTACAGACCTTAGCTTTTCAAGAGGGCTGAGATCGTCTTCTGAAGCCGGTTCAAGAACGGGCTTCGGTTTTTCCTGTTCAACGGGCTTTGTGCCAATGGCAGCCCACTCTACAGGATAAGCTCTACTAATGGTTTTACAAATTGCATGATAGTCTTTACCATTAAAGTACCTTTTTAAAAGTTTTGGATGAACGGGTGCGTCTCCACCAAGTCTTTTATATTCTGAACGCAAAGGAACTCTTCCTAAAGTAGTAAAATACTCTAAAAGTGTTTCCATAATTTCTTTTTTACTCATCTGAGTCTCCTTCTGTAGGTCTTCCTCCAGCGGAGGGATTTGCTGCAGAGCCTGCAATATTTGCTGGAACTCTCAGCTCACTTGCCCCAAACTGTTCGTCGTAGTTAAGCGCTTCTCGAGCTTCGTTTGGTGTAATAATACCTGTATTTACAAGCGTTGAGTAGTAGGCTGCGGCATCTCTTAATTCGGGCTGAAGTGCCGGAATATTGCTCACGTCTGGTGTAAGGCTGTAACCGAAAAACCTTTCTAAAGCTCTGTTTACTTTCTCTACTATTGGTAAAATTGTTTCTAAGTAATAGAGACGATGGTTCGGTCGAATGTTTGCATTATTGCCAGAATCTAACATAATCGGGGGAACGCCCAATACTTTTAGTATTTCTTTTTCAGCTCCTTCGATTGAAGTCTCAAAATCAAGTTCTCGAAAGTTTACGTTTGAGATTGAGTCTAAATCCATGCCACCATCTAAAATCAGTGGTCTTCTTCCTCCGCCGTCTGGACGATAGCGTGTCATCCAAGACTGAATCATTCTTTCTTTGTTCTTTTCACTAATTACCGAAGGAGACTTGATTACGAGGCCTGGAACGGCTCCGTTTTTAAAGAAGTTATCTTGAAACTCTCTCATGCGAGTAAGTTGTGACATTACTCGCTGAGCTGCTCGAAGTCTGCTTGTTCCTCGATAAATACTGTGAAAAGAGTTTTCTTTTACATGAATGATTTCTGAAGGACTATAATCGATACTGGTCTGAAATGTATACTTTGTAACGTAAGTTCTTTTATCAGGCTCAATATCAGTATAGTTTGCTGGAAGATGGTAGAGATGTGTTCCGTCGAAGTAGATGAAGATATTTCCATCGAGTATATAATCGATAATGAGGTTTCGCTTAAAAGTGGAAATATCTTGAAAAGGGTTTGGTTCTTTGTTGAGTAATAAGTCAACACGAGAACGCCTTACACCCTTTACAACCGAATTCAAGCCTTGAACCGGCTCACCTACTCGAACTGGAATCTCTGAAGTGTCGTCAACAATCATATTGACGCCACGATTCACAACTTCTAAGTATTCATAATACGCTGTGTAGTTAGTTATAAGTTCTCGAGAGGCAATGGGGCCCGAGCCTTCGAGACTAACTACAATCTCTTCTTGGGCTGGGTTGAGCTTTTCTTCTGTCTTCCAGAAATTATACCATGCCATGTTTTTCTCGTTGAATCTCTACCCAGCGCATTTGCTTCTTTGCTGTATGCAGCCCCGGATTGCGCCCGTAAATACTATGCAGCTTTAAATGATGTTCGTGGCAAAGAGTTACAGTATCAAAATAAAGTTCTTGCCAATTATCCTCGATAAACTCATCTCTCCAGATTGTAATGTACTCATCTGTGTAATGTTCTGGACGAAGTTTCTTTTTCTCTTCTATCCACTTATGATACAATGGAGCCAGTGTATAGAAATGATGAAAATCGAGTTTTACCTTTGCATCGCAAATCTCACAAGCATCGCCTTTTTCATACTTCGCTTTGGCTTTGTCTCTGATGTACTTGATCGGGTCGCGTTTTAGCTCTGCCATTTTTATAAATTATACTGAGAGGTTAGTTGAAAGTCAAGGATTATTTTTTTCTTGGATTTAAAATGTCGGAGCACTCTCTTCAAAACTATAGAGAGCGTATCGTAATGCGTCAGCCATATGAGAAGAAGAATCGTGCACAGGTTTCTCTTTAATTAAGTTCGGATTCGGATCCCAGCGATATTGATCGAGAGACCGAAGAACTTCTATACACGAAGAATCAACGATAAGCCGATCATTGTCAACAAGGGAAGCCACGTGGCCAATCCCATCAACAACAGATTTTTTGGCGTTAATGGTTGAAATGTCATATTGTTGAGCAAAGTCGAACCGAGTTTGTGCTGCTGCCGCATCAATGAAGCAGTAGTCGACTTCTCGTCGATCGATGATTTCCGCAAGGTATCCTGCATGTTCCTCCGTTGTGCGCTCCGCGGCATAATACTCTTCCATGAGATAGTATTTATGTCCGTCGAAAGCTATTACGCACAGTGCTGTGGGGTCTTTAAATCCTACGTCGAGCCCCGATATTATATCCATCCCCCTAAAGTCCATTTCGGACAGGTCTTGCACACAGTCTTCATAGTTGAAGTTCCAGATCTGTCCTTCGAATACGTTAAAGTCTGCTTCGTATTCTTGTGCAAATTCGGCTTGGCTCATTGAGCGCCGCGCTTCTGCGATATCTTCTTCTGATGCTCTTGGATTATCCTGCCAAGTAGCTTTTATGCTGGCCCATTCAGCAAATTCATCAGTATAGCCGCGATTATAAAAACGACTGAACCAATTGTTACGACCCCGAGGAGTGCTAATAAATAAAGCCTTACTACCCGGTTTATCGAGTGTGGGTCGGATGGCAACGTTGAAGGCAGTTTCTCCATCCGCCAAAGCCGCTTCATCGAAGAGAACAAAGTCATATGAACGTCCTACTACTGAGTCAATTTGGTTTACAGAACCGAGTCGAATTGTTGAGCCGTTTGTTAATTCAATTACACGGTCTTTTGCATTGTCTCGTGCAACTTCAAGGTCGAAGTGTTTTATAAGATTGCGTTGAAGGTCAAACGATATGTTACTAAGGTTATAATTAGGGCTAACAATAAGTACATGGCATCCTGGAACGAGGGCGACGCATTGGGCAATAATATTTCCGATATACGTCTTCCCTTGACGACGACTAAGAGCAGCGACAATAAAGCGATACTTGCTAGAATTAATTGCATTGATGAGAGCCATCTGCGATGGAATTGCGGTAATTCCGAGCAGCTCAAGGTACGACTCAATCGGTACCTTTAGGAATGATCCTCCATCCAGGATTCTGTCGTCGATGATGTCTCTTCTACTGAGTTCCATTCTTCTTCACACTCACACGGGTTACAGCCACATTCATTACACTTTTTTCTCAAGCTTTCAAGAGGTGAATGACCGTTCTCTTCTTCCCACTTTTCTGCTTCTTCTTTTGAGAAAAACTTCTTTGCTGAGTGGTTTGATTTCCACATTCCTCTCTTTTCAAAAATCATAGAACATTTCCTGCAGCAATCATTCCCGCTAAAAAGAGAATAACTGCTCCTCCGCCTGCCCAAACAAGACGATGTAAAGATTGAACTGAAACTTTCACTTCAGCCCAACGCTCTTTTGATTCTTCTTTCCCATCTCGAAGTTCGTTAAATATCGTTCTCCAGCGTTCTTCACATACTGCTTCATGCTGTAGAAAGGCGCTCTTCAAATCATTCAGATCCTGGCTGTCCACCTAAAAGTTTCTCCATTAATTTTCCGTAATTTCCTTCACCAAATGGAGAGTTGATCTGCACATTCTGCTGTTTGATATTCGTAGTCGCTTTTGCTTCTTTAGAATGATCTGTGGAGATTTTATGTGCGAGAGCAATTATATCTACAAGGTCTTTACTGGAATACTGGTCGGAGTCGCGAGCTTCTTGAATTTTGTTTTCAATTACTTCGTCAAGAAGTTCGGCGAGCCGAAAGCGGTTTCGGTACCCTTGATCGAGGTAGACCGAGTTAATATATTCTTTTACTTCGGATTTTTCAAGTATTTCGTATACTTTGTCGGGCTGGACACCCATCTCAGTTGCGACAGCGATCGCGTTGCCGGTGCTCAAGTAAGCGTTGGCAACTTCGAGATTTTCCGGGGCCATTTTTACGAGTTTCATAGATTCAAGTATATGACGCGAAGACCAAAAAGTCAAGAAATTTTTTTGGGGAAGGGGTTAATAAAACTTGACACATCAAGTCTTTGGGCATATACTAGAGGCATATTCGGGGTCGTACTTTGTCCACACTTCGCATTGAAGAATGGGATCGAGACCACCGTTGAGGCTTTCAAGATATTTTTTGCGTTTGGGAGAGTTGAGAGGCTTCATTCGATACTCGCAGTAGCTTTCACCTCTTTTCCAACAGTTTTCAATTTTGCGAGTAATATGATCGTTGTAGAGCAGACCTCCAGGAACTAGAATCAGAAAGAGGAACACGGCACCCATTTAGGCGTACCGTGGTTCATCATCGAAGATTGTGGGGCAGGAGAGACTGCGACACTCAGGCTCTTTTAGGCTCCTGCGTCTTGCGACTTTTTTGAGACAGTGTACCCTGCCT